GAAACACTCATAATCGGTAGCTCCTGGGCAGTGGCAACACTGCCCATTTTACACAGGCATTTCGGTGCCTGTTTTTTTGATCTTTAAGAACTAAGTATGCTATAGTACAAAATATGAAAATACAATTAACTTGGAAATTAACCAATGACAGGTTACTGTTTGATGTAATCAATCAAGACTTGGCCAGTTGGTTTGTTCAGACCAGTCAACAGTTAGGAAATCATTATGGTGTAGGAGATCAAGTAATTGATACTATTCAGGCAAGGAACAACACCAATAAACTAATTCAAGAAGAAATAAATTACATTGAAACTGTGAATAAACAGTTGGCATTATTAAAGATGCCTTTGATTGAAATGCCATCCAATTGGTATGATCAAAAACAATTAAACAAACTACACAAGGACTGGGGAGAGACAAGACAAAAATGGCCTAAACTCACTGAATTGTTTTACAAAATTGATAAAAAGATATTTGAAGCCTATCAAGAAATGAATTGTCATATACATCTCATTGAACATTCTTTTTTATATCGATTTAGAGATCCTACTCATTGGCGAGTTGACAACCCTTTCAAAGATAAAAGTTATGATTGGGAGACATGCCATCTTTATATCAATTATCCAGGGCATGGACGAGAAGCATTTGAAAAATTTCAAAATATGGATACATATGATGACATCTACAGAGACAATGTCAATTGGGATAATATAGATCCGTATTTAGGAATAAATTTAGTTCGACCATACAAACAAACCCCCCCACAAGAATTTTTAGATTGGTGCAAAGAAAAAAAATTAACACCGCATACTGGGTCTCTTCCATTGGCTAATTTAGTTGACTGGAAAGAGAATTTAACTGCAGCCAGACAAATTATTACAAAAAATATTACAATCCACAATAATTATTTTTCTTTAGAAATTATAAATTGAAACAAGCCACAATCATAATCCGTGATGAAGTCAATATCAAGATCGAAGGTCTTGAATTGGATGCACGTCGAAGTCTAGTCAATGCCTTCAAGTATGATGTGCCTTATGCCCGTTACTTGCCGGCGGTAAGACTGGGTCGTTGGGATGGCAAGGTCAGTTACTTTCAATTGGGCGGCAGCACTTATGTGAATCTGCTACCAGAGATCATACCCATACTTGAAAAGTTCAATTACGACATTGACCTGGATGATCAGCGTGACTATACAACCACGTTTGAATTTCAACAGGTCACTGAAGACAGTTACAGCCACATAGCTTGGCCCAAAGGTCATCCAGCTGCGGGCGAGCCCATGAAACTGCGTGACTATCAAGTAGAAATCATCAACAACTTCCTGTCCAATCCACAATGCTTGCAAGAAGTGGCAACTGGTGCAGGCAAGACTGTAATGACAGCAGCCTTGAGTGATGCTGTGACCGCCTATGGACGCAGCATTGTGATCGTGCCCAATAAAAGTCTTGTCACACAAACAGAAAAGGACTATATCAACATGGGCCTGGATGTGGGTGTGTTTTTTGGCGATAGGAAAGAGTTTGGTCGTCAACATACCATATGCACCTGGCAAAGTCTAAACGTATTGTTAAAGAATACAAAAAATGATCTAGCAGAAATAACCATTGGTGAGTTCTTGGAAGGCGTGGTATGTGTGATCGTGGATGAGGTACACATGGCCAAAGCTGATGCACTCAAGACCCTGCTCACAGGGGTAATGAGCCGTATACCCATACGCTGGGGATTGACAGGAACCATACCCAAGGAAAAATTTGAAAGTGTGAGCTTGTTGGTCAGTCTGGGTCCAGTAATTAGTAAACTGTCAGCAAGCAAACTTCAAAGTCAAGGTGTCCTAGCGCAGTGCCATGTCAACATAGTACAACTAGAAGATCATGCCGAGTTTACCAACTATCAAAGTGAACTAAAGTATCTATTAGAAGAACCTGACAGACTCAAGACCATTGCTGACTTGGTTCGTCAGGTAAATCTAACAGGTAATACTTTGGTGTTAGTAGATCGCATTGCCGCAGGACAGGCCTTGGTAGAACAACTCAAGGATGCGGTGTTTGTATCGGGTGCAACCAAAGCCAAGGATAGACAAAATGAATACGACGAAGTGGCTGTGGCCGATGGCAAGATTATCGTGGCCACTTATGGAGTTGCTGCCGTGGGTATCAATATACCTAGGATTTTTAATCTTGTGCTGGTGGAACCAGGAAAGAGCTTTGTGCGGGTTATTCAATCGATTGGACGAGGTATCAGAAAAGCCGAGGACAAAGACCATGTGCAGATCTGGGACGTGACCAGTACCTGTAGATTTGCCAAACGTCATCTGACCAAACGCAAGACCTTTTACAAGGAAGCCAACTATCCGTTTACGCAGGAAAAGTTGCAGTGGAAATAAGGTTGACATTGGTCAAATCTATTGTATAATAAAAACACTATGAGAATACTAACACTGGACAATGAGCCATTTGATCTAGATCATCTGCCTGAAGAAGTAGATGACATGCGTTTTTCTATATTTGATAATAGCGATCCCAAAGATCCAGATTATCATTACATACCACTAATCTTCCTGGAAAGTTTTACTGCGCCAGCCTTGGTGCTTCGCATAGGTGAATATAGAATCAAAATGCCAGTAGACTGGCAAATCCTGATCGGCGAACCTGATTTAGGTGATCTAGAGGTGCTACCATTGACCAGTATCAACGATCGTGGATTCAAGGCCTTTCAGTTCAATCCGCTTTCAAGTTTTCGTCCTAGTTTCTTAGACATTGAAATTATTGATGTATATCAAGAGGTCACCTGGTATGCGCCCAAATTAAAAAATGGTCAGATGTTGTGTGTGCCTATAAGTGAAGGGCCTCGACCAGAGTGTGTGTATTTCGTCAAAGATATCAGCAGAAATTGTGAAGTAGTCGACTACAATCGGGCTTGGTAGTGGAAAAACTTAGTATAGCTAATGAGATGGCACAGTTCGATTTAAAGAACAGGAAGTTCTATGACGAGCTCAACGACGAAGAACGTAAAAAATTTAGTAACTATCTCATGATCCGTTGGGGATCCTGTGTGCAAGGTTCGAGAGACCTGCAAGAGTTTTATTTGATTTCTACCAATGAACGCTTGAACAAGAGATTTTTTGACATCAATCGTCATCCCAAATTACAGTGGCTTGCGTCTACCACAGTGAGTCCTGGCATGGGCACACATAGACATCAATGGATAGCTCCTAGAAAAAAAGAAGCAGGAGCCAGTGCCATACGCAAGCAGTTGGCCGAGTTGTATCCACATCTCAAGGACGACGAACTAGACTTGTTGGCCAAAATTACCACAAAAAAAGACATAGATGCATACCTGAAAGAACTGGGTCGTGACAAATAATGTATGAATGCAAATACTGTCATAAAAGTTTTGTAAAAGAAACCAGCCTTGCGGTTCATATGTGTGAACCCAAACGCAGATATCAAGAACAAGACGAGCGTGGAGTGCAACTGGGATTATATTCTTATTTGCGTTTCTATGAACTCACACAAGGATCTGCTAAGTTAAAAACCTTTGACGACTTTGTTGCTAGTCCTTACTATCGAGCCTTTGTAAAATTTGGTAGATACTGTGTGGAGGTACACGCAGTTAATCCCAACAGATTCGTAGAATGGTTGCTAAAAAACAACAAGAAGATTGATCACTGGTGTAGAGATACCATGTACACCGAATACTTGATTGACTACTTGCGTGTGGAAAATGTAAATGATGCCCTGGCACGAGCCATGGAATATGGCATATCCTGGAGTGAAGAGCACGGACACCCAGCTGAGGATTGCTTGCGATTTGGCAATACCAATACCGCGGTATATGCCGTCACAGCTGGCAGAATCAGTCCTTGGGTCATTTATAACTGTGAGAGCGGACAAAAATTTCTTGGGGAATTAGACTCTACACAAGTAGCCATGATATGGCCCTACATTGATAGCGAAGTATGGATGAAAAAATTTAGTGACTATGTGGCCGATCAGGAGTATGTCAAAGACATGTTAAAGAAAGCAGGATGGTAATGAGCGCAGATATTGACATTGACTTAGCCGACAGAGATCAACTATTGCATTTGATCAGTGCTACGCCAGCCAGGCAAATGCACCAAGAGCAAGTGCGACGACACAATTCAGGTGTATATGTCACTGACATTCCGCGAGATCCAGTAAATGCTTGTGCGGCCATAGACTACGAAACTGCCGAGCAACTGGGTTATTTTAAAATTGATCTATTAAATATGTCGGTGTATGCATTGATCCAGGATCAGGCTCACTATGATCAGATGTTGGTACAAGAACCGCCTTGGACTAGATTGTGGACCGACCCAGACTGGGCAAAACAATTAGCGCACATCGGTAACTACACTGAGTTATTAAAAACCATGCAACCCGATTCAATTCCAAGAATGGCAGCTTTTATTAGTATCATAAGACCAGGTAAAGCACACTTGCAGAATCAACCCTGGGATCAAGTGTTTGAATCTGTTTGGGATGGTGACAGCAGCCGAGGATTTGTGTTCAAGAAATCACATGCGGTTAGTTATGCGGCCTTGGTGGCCTTGCACATGAATCTACTCAACACGCCGAACTAGAGTAATACTTTTTCTCTTGCTTTTTTTACGGCTCATTTCACTGAGACTGCACACAGGGCCGTGCAGTATTTCCAGATCTTTGTTGGTAAATGTGCGCAGATAAGGGCGAAACAAGTCCCACTCGCCCTTGAGGAATATGTTTATGGGCACAGTTCTATTGCTTTCCCACCACCAGACATTGGCCAGTTCTAGAAATCTGCGTTTGATTTCAAGATCTTGTATGGCTCCAAAATCATAGATCGTGGTTATAGCATCGTCTTGATTTTGTATGATGCCCACGTATTCAGTGGTAGCATACACACACAAGGTGATAAACGGATATTTTTCCGCTAGTTGGGCAAAAAATTCGGCGCTCATAAGTTACGGATATTTACCAGACCGTTTTTGAGCCCTGTGTAGATCACGCTAAATACTCTGTATGTATTCAACCCAAGTCTATATCTATCAGCAGATCACCAGAGTATTGCTCATGGACACAGGTGCGGGCGAAACTTTTATCTATAGGTATGATCCTGTGTACGCCAAAGTCCTGACCATAAACAAAGGTGTTGATAATGTGCTCCTGTTTGAGTTTATCAACCAGCAAGAAAAACCTGTGAACATCACAGGTAGCACGTTCCTGTTCCGAGTAATCAGCACCGAAGGTGATGTTTTACTTTTAGAAAAACCCATGGTCATACTCAATGCACCCACTGGGCGGGCCAAAGTTACTTTGACCAGTGCAGAACTTTTAGAAGTGTTGGCACAACCTGCCAACTACAGCATACAACGCAGCAGCGGCAACCTAGTAGAAGCTGTGTTTGTAGATGCTCAAGCCGGGGCCCGGGCTCCGGTAAACATTGTGGATTCAATTTTACCACAGTATGTGCCAAGTGCACCACTCACAATACCTACCATCAAACTCAGTGCTCAAGGCAGTCCGGATGGCATTGGTTGGACCCAATGGCCTTCCAACCCATATTATTCTGGAAATCCCAATGGTGGAAATTATTACAACAGTTTTTTAAACACTGAATATTTTAGTAGTTTTATTGAACCCACAAAAGGTGTTACCACAGTACAGATGACCTTGGTGGGGTATACCGGCACAATCAAGGCTCAGGCCGCAGAAAACTATCAAAGCCTATTCTACAATGTCACAGAGTCTACTACCTATTACGACGAAACCAGAACCATATACATGAACATTGTAGGATGGCATCCTATAATTAGATTGTGTTTCAACAACAGCATTTTTGCTGTGCCGGACCAACCTGGCACTCCGGCCCTGGCCACAGCCATTACCGAAGACGGTGTGGTCACAGCAATCAACGTGGTCAACGGCGGCAGCGGATATCTAGCTCCGCCCAAGATCAATATCATTGGCAGCGGTGCCGGAGCCACAGCAGAAGCCACCATCTCGGGTGGTGTGGTCATAGGTATCACAGTGACCAATGGCGGCAGTGGTTATTGGTATCTACCAAATGCAGGCTCTACCAGCGTGGTCAGTCCTGCCCCTCCGTCAACATCCAGTGCTGCTGTGGTAATCAGCACCGGTTATGTGGTCGATCTATTGTATAGATAATACCAAACACCGTTGAATTTTACCAAAAATCATGTTACAATAGCAACATGATTGATGTGACCGCTTACCTGCCCGCACGACGCAAGCCCAGTGCTTCGGGTTGGATCAGTTTTAATGCACCCTGTTGTGAGCACATGGGCGAAAGTCGAGATCGCCGCAATCGCGGCGGTATCAAAACCAGTGATGCGGGGTGGAGTTATCACTGTTTTAACTGTGGCTACACTGCCAGCTTTATCATAGGTCGTAATCTTTCATTCAAAGCACGCAAGCTGATGTCATGGTTGGGGGTGCCCAGCGAAGAAATAGAAAGAATCAATCTTGAAAGTCTGCGTCATCGTAGCATGGAAGGTCTGTTGACAGATCGTCAGAGATTAAGCAACACCTTGCAAGGCATAGAGTTTGAAGAACGTGAACTACCACCAGCAGCAGAACTTGTCACAACCAAGCATAGTCCACATTGGGACTACTTGCGTGGCCGTGCCGTACCCGAAGACTATCCTGTTATGACTGTGATTGAAAATGACAGCGTGCATTGGACTCGTCCTCAGGTCATAGTGCCATTTACCTATGACAATCGTGTGGTAGGCTACAGCAGTCGTATGCTGGACAATCGTCAGCCCCGGTACATACACGACACACAACCAGGCTATGTGTTTGGTACAGACCTGCAAGGCGCAGACTGGCGCTATGCCATAGTGGTCGAAGGAGTGTTTGATGCACTCTCAATTGGCGGCTTGGCTGTGTTGCATGCTGAGATCAATGACGCACAGGTCAGACTCATACGCAACCTGGATCGAGAAATCACAGTGGTTCCAGATCAGGACGAAGCAGGCATGCGCCTGGTGGATCGTGCTATAGAACTAGGGTGGGGTGTGAGCATGCCCGATTGGCCTGCGGATGTCAAAGATGTCAACGATGCTGTGATTCGTTGGGGCAGATTAGCAACTTTGATAACTATCATGCAGGCCCGAGAAACTAGTAAAATCAAAATAGAACTAAGGAAGAAATCACTTGTTAAAAGACTACGGACTTGACGTCCAACGCCTATTCTTAGAAATGATGTTGCAAGACGCAGCGAGCTATGTGCGTGTGCAGAACATTTACAATCCCGAAAACTTTGATAGAAGTTTGAGACCTGCGGCTGAATTTATTGCCCGGCACAGCAATGATCACAAAACCCTGCCCACCGCAGAACAGATCAAGGCGTCCACTGGTATAGCACTCAATCATATTCCAGATCTAAACGATGGACACTTTGAGTGGTTCATGGACGAGTTTGAAGGCTTTACACGCCGCCAGGAATTGGAAAGGGCAATTCTAAAAAGTGCAGATTTGCTGGAAAAGGGCGAGTATGATCCTGTGGAGAAACTGATCAAGGATGCGGTACAGATCAGTTTGACTAAAGACATGGGCACTGACTATTTTGCAGATCCGCAAGCCCGTATCAACAAATACTTCAACTCGGGTGGACAGGTGTCAACAGGTTGGCCACAGATGGACAAGATCTTGTATGGTGGATTTAGTCGTGGTGAACTGAATATATTTGCAGGTGGATCGGGCAGCGGTAAGTCGCTTGTAATGATGAACATAGCCTTGAGTTGGTTGCAGGCTGGCTTGTCTGGTGTGTATATCAGTTTAGAGTTAAGTGAAGAACTGTGTGCCCTGAGAACCGATGCCATGCTGGCCGGAATGAGCACCAAGGAGATCCGCAAGGACATAGATCAAACCGAACTCAAGGTCAAGTTGGTAAGCAAGAAAGCTGGACAGTATAGAATCAAGGCCCTGCCAGCACAAAGCAACATCAATGATATACGAAGCTACATCAAAGAAGTACAGGTACAAACAGGATTGAAAGTGGATTTCATCATGTGTGATTACCTGGACTTGCTGATGCCAGTAAGTGCCAAGGTCAGTCCAAACGACTTGTTTGTCAAAGACAAGTATGTTAGTGAAGAACTGCGTAACTTGGCCAAAGAGCTCAATGTGTTGTTTGTGACAGCAAGTCAGTTGAATCGAAGTGCTGTGGAAGAAATAGAATTTGATCATAGTCATATCTCGGGCGGTATTTCAAAGATCAATACTGCAGA